CCTCCGGCTTGGAGCCGGTGCGTTTCGAGGGTTCGGGCGATCTTGACTGCCTGTGCATCGCGAAAGGCGGCATCGAGGGCTGGTGGTCGACTCCCGCCGCGAAAGTCAATGTGACGGCGCGAGGGCAGGGCGACGGTGGACATGATGTGAGCGAGGATGACATCTCCTACGCCAGCCGTGCCGTCACTCTGCATTGGAATGCCAACGCTTCCAGCCGTGACGAGCTGCTCGCTTTGACGGACAGTGTGCGCAGGCTCGTGCATCGTCAGGTCAGAATGCGCGTGGTCGACGGCACCGAGGATACCTGCTGCAGTGGCGGATATATGGTGCTTACCCAGCAGCCTGACTATCGGTCCGGCAGCATCGCCGATTCGACCATCACCATCGTTTTCGAGCGTCCGGAGCGCCTGTCGTCTTTGGCGCATTCGGGTGAGGCTCGCGCGTCGGTGGTGCAGTCGGGCGGCTTGAGCTACGGCGCGGCTAATGGTGGCTTGGCATATCCGCTGCAGTATGGCGTGGCGTCGGATGGTGCGACGGTGATGCGCTTGCCGAATCAGGGCACTAGCCGCGCATATCCGACCTACACCTTGTGCGGAGAGTGGCCTGATGGCTGCACGCTCCGCTTGGCGTGCGACGGGCGTAATTCCACCATCGCCTATTCGCGCGCCATCCACACCGGCACACCAGTATTGCTGGACACCCGCTCCCGCACCGCCACCATGGGCGGTGTGGACGTGACCAGCGGATTATCACAGCGCGGGTGGATGACGATCCCGGCCGGCAGCGCGCTGACCGTCAATCTCACCACGCCCGGCAGCGGCTGGGTCACATGCGAATCGCACGACACCTATATATAAGGAGGCATTTATGACCACGGCTTTAGGCATCAGGCCGGACGCACGATCCAATGGGGTGAGTCCGCAGGTCCATCGGCATATCATCAGCGCCCAATGGACGAGCGACGGCATCATACAGGGTCTTGATGTGACCGGAGGCACAGGGCTCACCTACACGGTGAGCGCCGGTACCGCATTGATTCAGCCTGACGGCCAGAAGGGCGAGGCGGTGCTCGCTTATTGGCCGGGCGGCGCCACTCCCGCAGTCGGCGCCGGTAACGCCGGATTGAGCCGATACGACGTGATTTGGCTCCGCGCCCACGACATCGACAAGGGAGACGCGGACAATCAGGTGGTGCTCGGCGTCACCCAAGGCACGCCGGCCGCTGACCCAGACGTGCCGCTCGACCAGGTGCCGTCCGATGTGGTGCGTTTGGCGGCCATGCTCGTGCCCGCCGGCATGACACAAACCAAATCGTGCAGTACGGATGGCGCGGAACGCTACGCCATGCCCTACGGCGCGAGCAAGGGTCTCATTGCGCGTAACGTCCGAAACTACGAGGGTCCCGCAAACATGGGCGACGGTGGGAAGGACTATTTCGAGCAGGACACCAGCTTTTATCTGCCGACCGACAGGCTGGTGGAGCTCAGGTACACGGCCACGGCGGCCGCCTGCCGACACGACAATCCCAAGAAGCCCACCGAGGACGCCACACAGATGGCCTGCTGGTATGTCGGCTTTCAGATCGACGGCAAGGACGTGTCCGGTGGCGGCGGGCAGTTCCAGGTGAGCCGAGCATGGCAGCAGGTGCATCTGAACGCCTTGGTGTCATTGCAGGCCGGATGGCACACCGTCCGTACCCGCAACCACAGGGTCGCGTGGGGTGAGAACGTTTATTTCATCTGCCATTCCGACTCCAAGGAGAACTACCCCGGCCGCACCCTCGAGGTGTGGGACCGTGGCGTGAACGTCGGCTAAGGAGGGCTCATGGCTTGGCGCGCATACGTGGTGGACACGATCAGCGGACAGCTCTTGTGTCCAATCGACCTGCCGAATTTTTCGTGGTCGGTCAGCGTCGCGGATTCGTCGCTCTCCACCACGAAGTCGAAGGGTATTGGTCAGGACGAGGTGAGCGGGCTGAAGGTGCCATGGACCGCGGTGCCGGCCAATTCGCCAGGCGAACGCTCACGGCTCCTCGCGCCAGACCGGCGCAGCGTCGCACTCTGCTGGACGAGTCCGCTCGATTCGGAGGATGCCATCGGCACACCAATATTGTGCGGCCTCATCGGACAACGCAAGGACGGGCCACTCGACACCGACTTCAGCCTGACGAGCATTTACGGGCTCTTGGGCGACCGGTATCTGGTGCGTGAGGGAGTCTACGGCACTGCCAATGGCAGCACCAGCACCGACGTCATCAACTTCAACAATCTCTCCTTGCGCGCCATCGCGGCCGAGGCGGGGTGGCTGTGCACCACCGCCAAGCCGGGCGGCGGACTGCCCATCGACTGGCACTACCGAGGAGAGCGAGGCTCGCACCAGCGCGAATACGATTCATGGGATATCCAGAACCTGAAGTGCTCGGCCGTGTGGGACAAGATCGCCAACGTGGAAAACGGGCCGGATCTGCAATTGCGGCCGAAACTGTCCGGCAATACGATTCGCTTCGACTTCCTCGCGGGCTCCGACGCGAATCCGGACATCGCGCAGGGCACCATACTCGAGCTTTCCAGCTCGCCTTATGGCGGGACGTTGGAGAACATCACCATCGACCACTTGGGTGCCGTCAGCCGCGTGTACGCGTCCGGTTCGGGCACTGACAAGGCGCAGTTGTGCCACCTGTCCGAGGATCTGAGGCTCGTGAACGGCGACCATGAGCCGTTCCCGCTCCGCGAGATGGCCTACAGCGACACGGACACGGCCGATGCAAATCTGCTGCGCCAGCATGCCGACGGTGTCCTTTCCGCGAATCACGCGCCGCTCATGCAGATCAAGGGCGAATTGCACGCCAATGATCTGAGCGTGGACGGCACGCCATTGCATCCGCTCGGCAGCTTCTGGCCCGGCGAGACGATGCGGTTGGACATCCAAGGCTTCCCGAGTCTCGCGGACGGCGTGTACGAATGCCGTCTCATGCAGATGAGCGGCGACCAATCGGACAAAGTGAGTCTGATATTCGATGCCATGGAGGATCCCATGGCTTGACATTTTGGAGGTGGCGATGTCCTCTCACGTGGAATTAAATCCAGACGATTCGACGCTCAGCCTGAGCCTGGGCATGAAGGCCATGCGCCTCGCCCTGACCCAGAAGACCCACAAGATGGGCACCGTGCGCATCCCCGGCACGGGCGGCACGGACGTCATCATTGGCGATGGCGCGCAGGATGGCGCGAATCGCATCGACCAGGATGGTAATCAACTGCCGCTCGTGGACACGAGCGGCATCGACAAGGCCGCGCAGGACGCGCAGCAGTCCGCCGACAAGGCCATGACGAAGGCCGACGAGGCGATCGCCAAGGGCGAGCAGATACGCCGGGACGCGCAGGCGGGCATCGAAGACGCGCGCAAGCAGGCGCAGGCGGCCGACGCCAAGGCCGAGCAGGTCCGAACCGATCTCACCAAGCAGGTCCAAAACGTGAAGTCCGAAATGGATTCCGCAGTTGAAGCTGCCCAGACATCCGCTGATAAGGCACAGTCCGCAGCAGACGCGGCCCAGAAGGCGGCTGACAAAGCCAATGCATCCACCGCCGATCTGGACAAATCCATCCAGGCCGTCGATGCGAAGGCCATCGCAGCGAAACAGGCCGCGGCCGAAGCCCAGTCCAAGGCCGAGAACGTCGCATCGGATCTCGATTCTGCGAATGCGGTCATCGAACAGCACACCACCGAACTCGGAGAACTGACGACAAAAGTCAGCAATGCTGTCAAGAAATCCGACAGTGCCCTGAGTGTCTCCACGGAGGCCAAACAGACTGCTACCGAGGCATCGACTACGGCATCTTCCGCATACAAGGATTCGCAGACCGCTCTTACCCAGAGCACCACTGCGACCCAGACCGCAACCGCCGCAAAGACCACTGCCGAATCAGCAGGCAAAACGGCAAACGATTCGCTTAAGCAGTCTTCCGCAGCTGTGCAGACGGCCAATCAGATCAGCACGACTCTGAGGACCGAGTATCAGACCAAGGCGGATGCCGATAAGATCTATGCGACCCAGTCCAGTCTGAAGCAGACTTCGGATTCCATCACGGCTTCGGTCTCAAAGACATATGCCACAAAGGACGCATTGTCCGCTCTCCAGAACGTTGCGGATAACGCCATCGAATCCTGGCAGGGAACCGGTGTCCCGACACTGACAAACAAGCCGGCTTCTGACTGGACCACAAACGCCGATAAGAAGAAGCACTCTGGCGATCTGTATTACGACAAATCAACGGGTAAGGCATATCGTTTCGGTTCTGACGATGGCGAGACATATACCTGGGAGCTGAATCAGGATACCGATGTCACCAAGGCATTGGCGGATGCATCCAAGGCGCAGACTTCTGCGAATAATGCCCAGGCATCTGCAACGGCAGCGAACACTGCAGCCGGTAAGGCTCAATCGACGGCGAATACCGCAGTCAGCAATGCTGCCACAGCGAAGAACGCAGCCGATGCCGCACAATCCAGTGCGAACAAGGCCCAGGGCGATGTCGATAAGCTGAAGATCGATATTCCGGCGACCTATGCGACCAAGAGTTCTCTGACTCAGACCGCGGAATCAATTACGGCAAATGTTGAGTCGGTCAAGGCTACCGCGAATAGCGCCGTGACAGCCGCGTCGACGGCACAGCAGACCGCCGATGGTATTTCCGCGAATCTGTCAAAGAATTACCAGATGAAATCCCAATCCGATGTTATATATGCAACAAAGGCGAGTCTGAAGGCGACTTCCGATAGCATTTCCGCCGAAGTGACCAAAGCGCAGGGAACCGCCGATGGTGCTGTGACAGCTGCATCGAAGGCACAGCAAACCGCAGATGCCGTAACTCTGAATCTGTCGAAGAATTACCAGACAAAAGCACGGAATGATGCTCTGTATGCAACCCAGACGAGTCTGAAGGCGACTTCGGATTCGCTTAGTGCGAATATTACGGCAAATGCGAAGACCGCACAAAGCGCTGTTGACAAGGCTACGAGTCTCGAAGCGAATCTCAATGGGTTTAAGACCACTGTTGCTGAGACTTATACTACCAAGAATGATTTCAACAATCTTACGATTGGTGGACGGAACCTTCTTGTTAAATCGAATTTCATTAAGACTTATCTAGATACCGTAACTGGAAATCTTCAAAGTCCAGATGTTCCAGTTTCAGATTCAGAATGGAGTGGCGATACATCATCTAAAAAACCAATTGCAGTCGATCCAAATACAACATATGTTTTAAGTGCATATGGTTCAATGACTGATACTGCAAATTACACTGGTCGTATCAGTCAGTTTGATTCCGAAGGTACTCTTATCAATTTTGTAGTTCCTTCAATATCAATCAGAGATAAAGGTCATATTACCTTTACGACTGATACAAATGCAGCTACCATCTTAGTTGGTATTTATGCCTTTCCAAAATATCGATGGAAGCTCGAAAAAGGCACTAAACCAACTGACTGGTCTCCAGCCCCTGAAGATCTTCAACCAGCAGGAGATTACGCAACCAATAGTTCTGTTACCCAGACTGCGAATTCCATCAAGGCGCAGGTGTCGGAGGTCGCGAAGACCGCTTCCGGGGCGATGAGCAAGGCGTCCTCGGTGGAGCAGACGGCCAGCACATTGTCCTCGAAACTGTCGGAGACCGCGAAGACGTTGGATTCGACCGTGCAGACCGTCAACACGGTGAAATCCACGGCCGACTCGAACAAGGCCACGTTGACGCAGGTCGCGAAGACCGCTTCCGACGCGTCGAGTCGGGCGAGCAGCGTGGAACAGTCGTTGAACGGCTTCAAGACGACTGTAAGCCAGACCTATGGCCGTGGTTCGAACCTCTGGGTCAATCCGACGTTCGATGCCGACAAGCCCCAGATTACCTCTCGGGTGAATAATGTCACTGCGCCGAATGGGAGCGGAGTGAATCTGCTCGCAAGTCGTGATCATCACAATAATGCCACTAGTTTTCCTGTAGTTCCGGGTCATACCTATGTGATAACCGCTCATATCAAGCGATTAAAGGGAGACAAACCACTGAATGCTGGCATCTGGTACACTGCACAGACCGGCGGAAATTCCTTTGACACATATCGGGGAGCTGAATCGACGTCAGACCTTAGCGACGGATGGATTGCTGCGACATGGCGTTTCTCCTGTCCGAATGGGAAATCCAGAGGATGTGTGTTCTTCCAGATCGATCAGTCGGCAAGTAATGGTCCGACGCAGTGGTATGTGGCGAATGTCGTCTGCACCGATGTCACCGGTCTTCAGCCAGCCGGAGATTACGCCACGAATTCCTCCCTGACGCAGACGGCGAACCAGATCCGCGGCGAAGTGTCGGAGAAATACCAGTCCAAGAACGGTATGAGCTCTTACGCCACGAATTCCGCCCTGACGCAGAAGGCCGACGAAATCACAGGCAAGGTGACGGAGGTCGCGAAGACCGCCCAAGGAAACACGACCACCATCAGCCAAGTGTCCCAGAAGGCCGACAGGATCAACGCGACCCTGTCGCAGCAGATCAGCGGCAAGGCCGACACGAGCAGGGTCAGCAGCCTGGAACAGAACCTCGACGGGTTCAAGACCAGCGTGGCGAAGACCTACCAGACCAAGGGGGACTATCCGACCGAAGCCGAGGTGCAGTCCAGGATCGACCAGTCGGCCTCCTCGATCAAATCGACGGTCGGCCAGACGTACACGACCCTCGCCGCGACCGAGGCGTTGAGGAAGAGCGCGACCCGCACGTTCACGCTGACCGGCGCGGCGGGTAAGGCGAAGTGGGTGAAACTCGGCTATCTCACCAGTAATGGGGACGATTCGAGCGTCCTGATCCACGTGTACTCCGGCAACGGGTACAACGGCCAGGCTTCCCAGAACGCGGAGTTCGAGATCTTCGTCAAGGACGGATGGCAGCAGTTAGCGTCCGCCAATGGCGCGTTCGGCGTGAGCGTGAACCGCATCCGCAACGCGGACGACGTGAAGGTCAAGGTCGTGGCGTTCAGCTCGACCACCTGCGACATCTGGGCGTACCTGCCATGGGCGTACTGGAATGGCCATTACACGCTGCATGGTAACTACAAGTCGTGGCAGGATGGGCCGAATTGCGGTGGCACGAGGATACAGGACGCGGAGCCCACGTCGGGCACCGCGCAGGACCTCGCCTACGACACGCTCAGCACAAGGTCGTATGTCGACCAGACGGCCAAGAGCGTGGCCTTGGGTGTCGTGCAGAACTATCAAGGTTCTGACGGTTCCGGGCTTGCCACGAAGTCGGACATCACGGCCGCGAAGGCCAGCATCACCAGCACTGTCGCCAGCACGTATGCGACGAAAACCGGTGTCACGCAGGAAATCTCGTCGAAAATCACCCAGAACAACAACAGCCTGGACGTGAAGTTCGCAACCAAATCCGAGACCAAGACCGCGCAGGCCACGGCGAACACAGCCAAGTCCGACGCTTCCGACGCCAAGTCGCGCGTCGGCACGCTGGAGGACTGCATCAGTCTCACTTCCGCAGGCGTTCGCGCCGGCCACCAGAAAAACGGCGTGTTCAACGGCGTGAGCGCTTTGGTGAACACTGACGGCAGTTTCGACCTGCTGGACAAGGACGGCAACCTGCTTACGCGTATCGACCGGCACAGTTTGCAGGTGGCCGGTGACGATGGGGTCGGTTCAGGGCATTTGATCCTGTCGCAGGACGGTCTTGACATCACCGTGCAGCCTACGGCGAACAAGGCGGTCGCCTATCATATCCAGCTCGGCGCGGGCGGCATCAGCATCACCGCGCCAGACGGGGCGCATGTCGAATGCTCGGCCCGGACCGGTCTTGATCTGGAGACGGTGAAATACGGAAAACTGTCCATCGGCTCCGGCGGCTTGCAGTTCACGAACGACCAGGGCTGGGGCTTGGCGCTCTCCGCCGCGGGCTGGAGTCTGAAATGGGCGGGGAACCACACGCTCGCCACGGGCCCGACCGCTGGCGCATTGTACATCGACGGACGTCAGATCGTCACAAGATGATTTTTGGAATATGGAGGTAAGTATGGATGATGTCGTCAAAACCGATGGAGTGCTGGATTTGCGTCCGGCGAGGGGCAGCCTTGTCTATCAGCTTCTGCGGCTTGGACTGTCTTTCGACCATAAGGACGCGTCCGGTGAGACCTGGACGGATTACCGTCGTGGCGTGATCGTGACTTTCACGAGTCGTGACGCTGCGGCCGATGTCGTTGTCGCCGATATGGATACCAAGGATTCCAGGACGGTTGCCGTGTCCGACTTGGCGGATGTGACCGAGGTGAAGACCTGGCGCAGTGATGGTGCCGAGGGTTAGGCGTCCTGTTCCCTGATTGTCTGTTTTGTTGTTCCCCGTCGTTCAGGCGGGTTTCTCTTTTTTTCAGGAGGTTATGTTGACTCAGATCAAATTCGATTTCGGCCATCCAAGCGCGGATGGCAGTCGAAGAGGCTCGACCCATGGGAGAGCCGATGCCGCCGCTTGATCTCTTGTCGAGCACGGAATTCTGGACGTCACTGTTCGTCACCTTGGTCGGAGGCGGGGGAGTGGGCGCCATCATCGGCGCGATCTCCAGCCGCCGCAAGGACACTGCCGACATCGCCGCACAGGCGTGCGACATCCTGACCGATTCAGTCATCAAGCCTTTGCGCGAGCAGGTCGAATCGCAGGAGGAGCAGATACAGCATCTGGAATCGCAGCAGCGGAAGTATTTCACGCTCACGGCCTACACCCGCGACCTTTTCCATTGGCTTGGCTTGTTCTGCGAGATCATCGAGCCGGAATTCCTCAAACGTCATCCGAAGCCGCACCTGCCGGACGAATTGCGCGCGGATGTCGCACCCGAGACCTTGGAGGAGCGATGACGTCCATCGGCATCCTCTGCATCCTCTGTGCGCTCGTCCTCGTCTTCAACCACGGCGCGCACCTGCGCTGACAATCATTTTTCAAGGCCATCTCCTCGGAGGTGGCCTTTGCCATATCTAAGGAGGCAATCATGGCGGAACACGCCAACGAAAAACAAACCACCAATCTTCCCGGATTGACCGGCGAACGGGTCAAGGCCGGCGTGACCATCGTTGTCACCCTCTACGCTTTGGTCAACGCCGGTCTCAGTCTGGCCGGAATCAATCCGCTGCCATTCACGGACGAGCAGGTGAGCGCTTCGGTTTTCGGCGTCATCGGCATCGCGGGCACGATCTACGGCTGGGGG